GTAGGCACGATGGGCAATGCACGCGCAGGGACGGGCGACGATTCTGAGCATTTGCTCGCAGATATTTTAATCACCGATGCGGCTGCAATTGAGCTTGTGCTAAACGGATTGCGCGAAGTCTCGCTTGGTTATGACGCTGAACACGGCGAGAAAGATTCAAATAATCGAGCAATAAGAAAAAGAATTATTGGGAACCATGTTGCGCTGGTTGATCGCGGGCGTGCGGGTTCTACTGTTGCAATTCGCGATTCAAAACCGGAGGAAAAAATGGCGGACAAAAAAACGCTAGGCGATTGGTTCAAGTCGCTGAAAAAAACTATTGATGAAATGCCGACTGATGAAGTTGTTGAGGAAGCCGTGGAAGATGCAGACCCGATGGCTGATTTGGTTGCTCGCATTGATGCGCTTGAAGCTCGTATTGCTGCGCTGGAATCTGATGATGAAGCGGAAACCGTTGCTGAAGAAATGACGGATGAAGTTGTCGAAGATGAAGATCCTGAAGTCTCGCTCGCTGATGCAGAAATTATTGCAAGTGGCGTGAAAGATGGTAAAGGCTTGGCAATGCGTGCGCTCAAGATGGCGGATTCTGCAATCGTCGCATCCATTGTTGACGATGTGGATGCGCTGAAAGGCGACGCATTAAAGGCTGCTTTCAACGGTGTTGTAGCTCTGCAAAAAGCAATGCGTATGCGTGACGTTAAGACGGAGTTGCAACCAAGTGTTTCAAAAACGCCGGTCACACCGGAATCTTTAAACGAAAAATATGCTCAGTTTTGGGCAGAAAAAAGAGGTAATTAATTATGACTGCTATCGTTACAAATATGCCTGCCGGTTTTGCTGGTGAGGTAACTCGCTCTGATGGTGCTGTTGTTGTATCGCTGCAACTTGCTGCTGATTTGGCACACGGCTCACCCGTTAAAATTACAAGCGGCAAGGCTGCTGCAATTGAGTCAGGCGATACTGCCGCTGTTTTTTATGGTGTTCTGACTCGTTCAGCCCCGTCTGTTTCTGATTCCTCAACCGGCAATGCAGACACCGCTTATGTGCAATCCATTTTGCGTAAAGGCTTCGTGAACATTGCTTGCAAACAAGGCACGCCTGCAATCGGTGGCGCGGTTTATGTTCGCGTTACTGCTGACACTGGCAAGCTGGTTGGTGATTTTGAAACAGCTGCTGATTCAGGCAAATGCGTTGCAATTACCGGCGCGACTTGGGCGACTGCCGGTAAGGATTCTAACAATATCGCCGAAGCGTTCTTCGGTTAATGGGAGTAGATAAAAATGATTACACGCGATTCTAGTTTAGCTTTTTTTGTAAACCAGCTTGACGCATTTGATGCCAAAATCCATGAGCCGCTCGCGGCTGTAACATGGAGCCGCGATATTAAATTGCGCTCTGGTATTTCTTTGGGCAACCAATCCACTTCTTTTGTTCGCGGCAATTTCGCCCATGCAGGTCAGCAATCAGCGCAGGGCGCACACTTTATTGGTAGCGCAAAAAACACCTCGCTGACCGCTGTTGGAGTTGACGGAACACAAGTGGTTCTGCCGATGCAACTGTGGGGCGGTGAGATTCGCTACACCTCTGTAGAGTTGGAGCGCAGTCAGTTGATCGGTCAAAACCTTGATGACATGCAAACACGCGCATTGCAGTTGTCATACAATCTTGACGTTGATCGCATGGTCTACGTTGGTGGTGCTGGTCAAGGTGGTTTGATTAACAACACGGAAGTTACTGTTGCTTCTGCGTTGGGCGCAACATGGTCTGCCGGTACTGCTGATACTATCCTGCAGAATGTTAATGATCTAATCAAAGCAGCATGGGCTGCAAGCGCATACGCTGTGTGTCCAAATGTGTTGCTGTTGCCTCCAGCGCAGTATGCGTTGATTGTTGCGAAAAAAGCTGGCACTGACGGCGCTGGCGGTTCAGTGTTGAACTTCCTGCAAAACAACTCTATTAGCTTGCAGGTCAATGGCGTTCCTCTGGATATTCGCCCTTGCAAACATTTGACAGGTGCAGGTGACAGCGGCAAAGATCGCATGGTTGCATACAATGATTCTGAGTTGTATGTGCGCTATCCGCTTGCTCCGATCGTTCGCCAAACTCCTTACTATCAAGGCATCACTTTTGCTGCGCCTTATGTTGCGGCTTTGGGTGCGGTTGAGTTTGTTTATCCCGAAACTGCCATCTATCAGGACGGTCTGTGATGCAAGTTGTAGTGCGTCAAGCGGTTCTTCTTTTCGGCGAGCGTTACAGTGTTGGCTTGCGGGATATTCCCGCAGGTCATTGCTGTGGTGCTGATTGGGATTACGCGCTCAAGTGTGGTTATGTTGTACCGCAGGAGAGCGCGAAACCTGCTAAAAAAATTGAAACTGTTGTTGAAGAAAAACAAGAAAAGCCCGAAAAGAAAAGCAAAAAAGCTGAGGGTTAATTGTGGACGTTGCAGGTTTCCGCGCTAATTTTCCAGAGTTTTCGGATGATACAAAGTACCCGACAACTGAAATTGAATTTTGGGCGGACTCTGTGGCTGTGAACATTATTGATGCAAGCCGGTGGGGTAATACTTACTCTGCCGGTTTGCAGTTAATTGTTGCGCATTATTTAGTATTGCAATCGCTGGACAAAAAAGCCGCTGCAACTGGCGGTGTGACGACTGGCGGTGTTATTGCGAGTAAGGCAGTGGGTTCGGTAAATGTGTCTTACGATAACAGTGTGGGCGCTGTTGATGGTGCTGGCGATTGGATGCGTACTAGCTACGGTCGCAGGTTCTACAATTTATCGCGATTATTTGGCGCGGGTGCGGTGCAGTTATGAGCGTATCTGTTTTAGTCGATCACACAAAAGAATTGATGGCGACGCTAGAAAAGCTGGCGAAAGTCGGCAGTATTTTTGTCGGTGTGCCGGAGGAAAAAGCATCGAGAAAAAGCAGCGAGATGAACAATGCAACGCTTGCTGCAATCCATGAGCTTGGCTCACCTGCCGCGAATATTCCTGCTCGCCCATTTCTCAAGATTGGCATTGCGAAAGCGCAGAAAGAATGCGTGAACATTTTAGGTATTGGTGCTGCTAAGGCACTTACCAATTTTGACGCTGGCGATTTGGTTAAAGCTCAGGATAAAGCTGGATTGGTTGCTCAGAATAGTGTACGCGGTGTATTTACCAGTGGTGAATTGAAGCCGCTTGCCGAGTCTACGTTAAAAAAGAAAGGTAAAAAAACCACGCCGCTTATTGATACCGGCAGCCTTCGCACTTCAATTAGTTATGTGGTGCGCTGATGGCTATTATTGACGTGACAGAGTTGCTCGGTGATGCGGATTTTGTCGATTCGTTCTCGGTGATTCGCCGCGTCAATTCCGTGAATAATTATGGCGAGAATGTATTATCAGAATCAACCATCTCTGCTGTTGGCAGCATTCAGCCTGCCAGCCCTGACGACATGCAGAGGCTTCCTGATAGTGTACGGCGTAGAGATGCCATAACGGTTTACAGCGTGACGCGCATTAGTCCTGACGCTTATCCTGATGTAGTTGTCTGGAATGGAAAAAAATATCAGGCGCAAACTTCTGAGGATTTCGGGAATTACGGCGCTGGCTACACAAAAGCAATTTGTACTTTAATTGAAGCTGGGAATGGTGGCGCTACGCCGCCTCCTATGCCTTAGGGTTGTGAGATATGGCTGACAGTTCTACAGGCGGTTATTTGCCACCAAACAATCTTCCAGATGCAGATAAATTATTGCACCGAGTTTTGCATGGTTATGTTGTTGGTGTGACTGGATTGATTGCTGGTAATGTTAGACCTCGCTGGCAGAAAAACCCTCCAGAAATACCTGCGAGCAATGTTGACTGGTGTGCGTTTGGAATAACTGAAATTAGTGGTGGGCATCCGTATCAGGTTCAGGTAAATGTTGGTGGTGAAGAAACAAAAGCAAATTTAATTCGTGACGAATTGATTACATGCCAAGCAAGTTTTTACGGTGAGAATAGCGGTTTATATTCCGAGCGTTTGGTGTTAGGCTCAAGCATTGCACAGAATCGAGAGGCGTTATATTTGCAAGGTTTTTCTGTGATTTCTGCAACGACTATCTTGCGAAGCGCAGAGCTTGTGAATGATGTGTGGTTAGATCGTCAGGATATAGAAATAATTTTTGGTCGGCGTGTTGTTGTTGAATATAACGTGCTGCATTTTTTGGGTGCTGCTGGAACTATGGAGACAGAGACAGCGGCAGAAAGTTGGTCAGTAGAGGGTTAAAAAAATGGCTACAGGGTTAAGTGTTAATCGTTTAATTCGCACAAGTGTAAATCTATCACCGGTTGCCGCTGCGCGTCGTGGATTCGGTACGCTGCTGGTGTGTGGTGATAGTGATGTGATTGATGTTGTAGAGCGCATTCGGTCTTATACAACTTTAGAAACAGTTGCTACAGATTTCGGTACAAGTGCTGCTGAATACAAAGCGGCTGTATTGTATTTCGCACAATCGCCACGCCCTACCACTTTGATGATTGGTCGATGGGCGCGTAATGCCACCCCTGCAATTTTGCGCGGCGGTGCGCTCAATTCTGTTGAGCAAAACATTGCAACATGGAACGCCATTACCAATGGTGGTTTTAATATCACTATCGGCGGTGTGGCGAAGAACGTAACCGGATTAAATTTTTCTGGCGCTGCAACGCTGACGGCTGTAGCTGCTTTGATTCAAGCGGGTATATCCGGTTCAGCGGCTACAGTTGAGTGGAACGGTTCGCAGTTTGTTATCGAATCTACCGCAACTGGTGCTAGTGCAACGATTACTTATGCAACCGCTGGCAGTGGAACCGACATTTCTGCAACGCTTAAATTGACAAGCGGCACGGCTTCTACTGCGCCGATTGCAGGTCTGGCCGCTGAAACTGCATTGCAATGCACCGCAGTAATGGCTGATAAGTCTGCAGTGTGGTATGGCTTGACGTTTGCTGCATCAACTCAACCCGACACACAGAGTCACTTAGATGTAGCGGCGTATATTGAAGGCGTTGATCTTGATCGCATGTACTTCATCACCACTCAAGATGCTGGCGTGATGGATTCTGCTGATACATCTAACATTGCTGTGGATTTAGAGGCGCTCGCTTACAAGCGCACTTTCCTGCTGTATTCAGGCAGCAATGCTTATGCTGCTGTTAGTGCGTGTGCGCGTGAATTTGCTGTTAATTTTAATGCGAATAGATCAACAATCACGCTGATGTACAAAACAATGCCTGGCGTTGTTGCTGAAGTGATTACAGAATCACAGGCGCAGACGCTAAAGGCTCGCAAGTGTTCTGTGTTTGTTGAGTATGTAAACGATACTGCCATCATTCAGTACGCGGCGATGGCTAGCGGTCATTTCATTGATGAGATTCACGGCTTGGCGTGGTTGAAAGATGCTGTGCAAAACGCGGTTTACAATTTGCTGTACCAAAGCAAAACAAAAATCCCGCAAACTGACGCTGGGCAGAATCAGATTGTCGGTGTGATTTCCGGCGTTATGCGTGAAGCATTAAACAATGGCTTGATTGCAGAAGGTCAGTGGAACGCTGATGGCTTCGGTCAACTTGAGCGCGGTCAAATGCTGAACAACGGGTTCTACATTTTCACGCAGCCGATGGCTTTACAAGATCAAAGCATTCGTGAGCAGCGTATCGCACCTCCGATTCAAGTTGCTATCAAATTGGCTGGCGCAATTCAAGAATGCGATGTGATCATCGATGTTAACCGCTAATTATTTGGAGTAAAAATATGAGTACTTATTCTTTTTTGGATGTAAACGCGGCGATTAGCGGCGTTGGTGGTAGCGTCATTCTTGGCAACGGTTCAGGCGCTGCCGAGGAAGGCATCACGATTGCGATGGTGGATGATAAATCCGCAATGACCATTGGTGCCGACGGTCAAGGTATGCACTCACTGAGCGGATCACGCGCTGCCACAGTGACTTGCCGATTCCTGAAAACTTCGCCGGTTAATGCGCTGCTGATGGCAATGTATAACCTGCAAACTGCAAGCAGTGTGACTCACGGGAGAAATACTATTGTCGTTACTGATTTCGGTCGAGGCGATACGATAACAATGACTGGCGTAGCGTTCAAAAAAGCGCCGGACATTAACTACGCGAAAGATGGCGGTACTCACGAGTGGGTATTTGACGCGATAAATGTTGTGCATGTTTTGGGTATTGGTGTTCCAGAGGTGTAATGCGTGGACTTTGAGCTGAACGGCAAAGAGTATCGGGCTGGCGTTATTGATGCGAGAAAACAATTCCACATTGTTCGCAGACTTGCGCCGATTTTTGGCAACATGGCGGCGGGTGGTGATACCGCTGTCATGCTTGCGAATGCAATCGGTTCGCTATCGGATGATGATGCCGACTATGTTTTGTTCGGATTGCTTGCGGTTGTGAAGCGTAAAGAAGAAAACGGCTT